TTTTCTGCCAGGAACCAGGACGGCCCAGCTGGTGCTTCGGATTCATTTGTTACCGATTCGCCAGTATCAGAAACTTCTGATGTTGGGGTGTCGTCAATCAAGCTCTCTGCTGCTTCACTCATGTCATCCTCTCTTAGATTTTTTCAGCCATGGCAATTTGTTCCAGGATTTGACGGACAATGTTGTTTTGTCCTTCCCGGATGCCGGCACTGAATTGGGTTGAATTGCCGTTTAGGACCGGCTTGTCCAGGGTCACTTCCCGCAATCGTTGCAGAACGTACTGTCCTGCATCGGTTCGGAAGCATTCGTGAAATCGGCTTGCTATTTCGCGGGCCTTGGCTTCGTTTTCAGCCTGGAGTGTCTTGAGGTGTTCGCCATCAAGGTCCAGGCCATTCCAACCTTCTGCCATTTATTGTCCTTGTTGTTGCTGTGCCATCGCTGCTTGTTGCTGTTGAGCTGCTGCAGCCTGGGCAGCTTGCTCTTGGAGTTGCTTGCGCTCATCAGCGGTACGCAAAAGATCGGCCTTGATGCCGAGTTTCTTGCCGATGTAGGCGACCATGTCTTCGATCTTGGCGCCCAGGCCAAACATTTCTGGACCAAACGCAGCGCCCATTTGCATGAACTGCTGCATCGCCAGGAGATCTTGCTGGTCCTGAGCACGCGCCAGCGGTGAGGTGTGCTTGATCGTGACTTCTTTGCCATCGACGCGGATGTCTGGCACTTTGCCGTTGCGCTTGAGAATATCGACCGAGCGCTTGATCACTTTCTCAATGAACTCAGTCTGCAGGCGGGAGAACGCTGAACCAGCATCCATCACCAGCTCCTGGCTGCGCAATGACATTTCAGTGGCGCTCTTGACCGGCTGCGTCATGTCACCAAACGGCTCAGAGAACAGCACCTTGTTGATGCGATCGCGCAGATCCGACAGGATCAGCTCGCTCACGTTGAAATCACCAGCACGATCCAGGGCGCGCAGCGTCGGATTGCTGTTGTCGTTGGACCCGACCGGGATCACGACGCCAGGCGCAATCTGCAGGGTGTATGGATTGATCACGCCATCGTCCTGGGCGGTGTACACGCCACCGATTGCCAGGGCTGCGTTGCGCAATACGAACTCGACGACCTTGTTGCAGGTCTTGATGTCAGGCAGCACTTGCATGATACGACCACGACCGAGCACTTCACCTGGCACAACCATTTCACGGAAGACAATCCAGGGCGAAACCTCGTAAGTCTGGGTGAAAACGACGTGCTTTGCGTCGCGCTCGATGACGCACTGGTAATAAACGCCAGATTTCGGCGCATATACGGTGCCTTCAAGCAGTGTGATCTTGGAATCAGGGCTTTCGACCGCCTTCTTCTTCGTCATTGCTGACATTTCAGAGCCAGGCCAGAGACGATCGACGTGACGCGCCGGCACTGAATGCTCGCGCCAGACGGTTTCGATCGTGCCACGCGGACCTTCTTCTGGATAAACCTCGGCCAGCGGCGCTGCATTGAAGTCGAGCAGCGATTCGTCGCTATCGGATTCTTCCAGCGTCAGCACACCAGTCGAAACCGACAGATCCAGGAACGATTCGTGTGCCTGGGTAGCGAAATTCGAGTGGTTGATGTGATCAAACAAGACATCGTTGATCTTGTCGAGCTCTTTCTGGATGCCGTCGCGCTCTTTCTCAGGAATTTCCGAGCCTGGTGTCAGGATCGAGAAGTTGCGCCAGGGCGGGACCAGCGTTGCCTGCAGTCGGCTGGCAAACTTCTGAGCACCAATGACCGCAGTTGAATCGAAGATGTCGATATTCTTCTTCTGACCTGGTGAATACAGGTTGAAGATCTCACGCTGCGGCAGGGCGTATTCGTAACATTCCCGGAGGTGCGTGATCCAGGGATCTTTCTTTTGCTTCGCAACGTCGAACCGACGAATCAGCTCATCAACGTTACCCAGCTCGTCCGGGATTTTGAATTTCATAACTTAGCCCAACGTGGTCTTGACACCAGTTTCTTCGCCAGAGATCAATGACGCACGACCACGACGCTTGCGTCCTGCTGCTGCTTTCATTGCATCTTCTTTCTTGGTCAGACGGTCCAATTCAGCAGCCTGCGCTTCTTCGGCTTTAACTTGAGCCTGAGACTTTTCCGGCGGCTTCGGCTTTGAGAATACTCCACCCATGATGTTTTCCTCGTAGGCGTTTGAACAGTTGCCAGGGTGTGAAGACGAATGACGCCTTGATCCCCAACAGCGCTTTGATCTGCTCGACGCAAGTGAAGAAAGTCGGCCAGGGCTGGCGTATTTTCCCCACCTTCTGCCAGGCATTGGCGTGGATAATAGCACTATATTCGTCGGCGACAACATCAAAAACATTTAGCGTCTGATGCGGCAAGATCTCGATCTCGGTGTAGCCCAGGTGCGGATAGAAGCCAATCCAGTTGAAGCCATCCCAGCGCAGCGCGTAGCAATGACGGTAGCCAGGCTTGAGTATCTTGGCCAGGCGCCAGGGCATATCGCCGTGAACGAACACGATAAACCAGTCGATCGGCACCAAATCCCAATGATCGAGCAGGGATTCTGGTGGCTTGCGTTTTAGCCAGGCCACTAGAACACGGCCCAGTCTTGCTGCATGCGTAGCGGTTTCTTGAGGCTGTCGTCCCGCTTGTCACGCCAGGCAACCGCGAAGTAACGGAATGCGTCAGCGCCATGCGAGCTCCAATCGTGCAGCGGCCGGTCTTTGAACACGCGCTTTTCCTCGTCGTACTCGGTCCGGTAGTAGGACAGCGCACGCAGACCATCGGCGCAGCGTTCCTGGTCGAACCAGCAGCGCGGGATCACGCGCCTGGATGCCTCGATGCCATCGGCCAGCGGGATGTTTGGCGTCACGCGGAAGATGATGCCCATCGCTCGCGCCTGGTCCTTGCGGGTTTTGCCTGTGGTGAGCTCGCGGACCTGGATGTCATGTGGCGCCCAATGATCCCCGAACGTAATCGAATGCCGGTCGCGGAAGTCGTGCAGCCAGTTGACGTAGTGCTGCAGCCCTTCGTTGTGGTTTTCGTAGTAACCGACGACGCGCAGCTCCTGGCCGGCTTGTTGCACCAGCCAGATTGCAGTTGCATCGGCGATGCCCAGGTCCCAAAACGTGTGGACCGGCAGCGTCGATTCGATCGGGATGCGCCCGATCCGACCGTCGGCCCTGGCGTTTTCGATTTGCTTGGCGTAGTACGCGCCCTGGTGATTGACCAGGCATTCGCCTTCCCAGATATGCTTGTACAAGTCGCTGTCTAGGGACTGTAGATGCAGTCGTTCCTTTTCCAGCTCCTCCGGGAACCAGGGATTGTCTGAGTAGTTGACCTTGACGACGTAGGATTCTGGCGGCGGATTCAGCACAAAGCGCTGATAGGTAGCGTCGAGCTCATCCCTGGGGTTGAAGCTCACCCAGATCTCGGACCCGCCCTTACGAATCGTCGGGATCAGCGTGTCCCAGGACGTTGACGTCACGCTCTCAGCTTCCTCGACCCAGACCCGGTCGATGCCTTCCATCGATTTGATCTTGGTGATGTTGGCCCGCAGCCCCTCGAAGATAAACCTGGACCCATTGCGCGCCAGGATCTGAGTCTTCTGCACGTCGAAGAACGTTGTCAGGCCCATGCGATCAATGGTATCGGACAGCAGCTGGATGACTGAGTCACCGATCGAGCGTTGGATCTCACGAGCGCAGAGCACCCTGGTCTTCTGTTTGTACGCCAGCATGACCAACAGCTGCGCAATCGCCCAGGATTTGCCTGAACCACGGCCACCGTATGCGATCTTGTAACGCTTCGGATGCAGGAACGGCTCGAAGTCTTCCGTGATCTGAATGCTGAGCGATGTCACTTGCGAACGATCTCCACGTTGATCAGCGTCGGCATTGGATTGTCCGGATCATTGCTGACCACCTGCTTGTCCAGGCCGAACAGCCTGGCCTTGAGGTTAAGCGCCGCTACTGCAGCAGATGGTTGGCCCAATTCCCTGGCTAGAGCACGATCTTCATCGGCTTCTTTCGCAATGCTTTCAGCTGTTACTTCGTACTTTCGTTCAATCTTTTGCTGTAATTCTTGAATCCTTGTAGCGACCTTGGAGTTGACCATGAGGTCATGCGCAGCTCTGTGGATCGTGTCGATCTTCATGGCTTCTGCGTTGTAATTCCGGCGGTATGCCTCGGAAGCGGACCCGGTCAGGATGTAGTCCTGGGCGAATCCTTCCTGCTTAGGCGTCAGTTTGTGGACCTGCTTTTTTTTCGGTTTCTGCTCGGACATAGTTGCATTCCTGGATGAGTAAATCGATCTCGTGCTGCAGTTCTCTCGACGTCATTTGTGCCCGCAGGAACGTGAGCTTGCGGCTCATGCAGCTGATTTTCTGTTTGATGCGATCAAAGGGATTCAATTTCCACCTCCACCTTTCCTGGTGATTGTTGGTTTCCGATTGTTCCAGAGACCTTGCGGAACCTGGAGTCATCGATTTTTAGCGCATCGGCTACGCCATCGAGCCCGGATTTCATTTGAGCGATCAGGTTATCGATGTCGCGCTTGCGGTTTGTTTTTGGGTAAAACGTCAGCGTTAGTTGGAGATCTCCCCTGGGCAGGGTTTGTGCCTTCGAGTGTTGCTGCACCATCGTAGCGACGTGACAGTTGCGTCGATACTTGCGGACCGCGCGCATCTTGATTGCCCAATGCTTTCGACAGTTTGGATGTGTTTCGGTCGGCGGCCAGGGAAGATCAATTTTCATTCTTCAAAATCCTGTGCTTGATCATTTCCGCAGTGATGATCCGAACCGTTTTGCATGGGTGATCGTGGTTTGCTGCTTCGAGCTGATCGATCAGGTCCTGGCAGATCTTGACGCAGCGTATGCGTTCAGCCACTGCTGCTTGTTCGATTTCATTCATCTGATGTTTCCTCATCTTTCTTCGGCCGGCCTGGTTTCTTTGCTGCTGGTGTTGTTGCTGGTTTCGGCATGTCTGGCCATGGTTTGCGCGGTGTTCCGGTTTGCATTTCCAGGCGGTCGATGCGGTCAATGATTTCCTTGAATAATCTATCGATTGTCATGTCTGTGCTCCCTCAGTTGCAGTGTGTGCTCGACGTGTTTTTTCACCATCTCGCGAATTTCGGTCGGGACCCTAGCGTATGCGGCGTCGTGAAGGCGTCTAGGAAGCCCCAGGATCGACGATGCGTACCATCTTGGTGCCTTACCACCTGGCCAGCGATTCATCGCCTTACAAGCCGTTTGAGAGCGTCCAAGGATTTCCTGGCGAGCTCAGGGTCAGCAGGCTTCGGAGGCGGTGCCGGCAGGAAATGTTTGTGCGCTGGATCGTTACCGCCCTGGCACATGGCCACAAACTCCGGCAACGACGGTGGCCACTTGGCGCTGGACTTGGTCAGCTGGTCGATCGCCTGGCCGATCCGGTTGACATCGATGCCAGCCAGAGCGCGCGCCCATTCGTCGATGGTCAGCATCATCATTTCCTCATCGTGCGTGAGCTGAACACCGAAGCTAGGGAACATCGCCTTGAACCTGGCAAGGACGCGAGCCGCTACCTTGCGATCTCTTTCAGCAAGTCCAGGCCGGCTTGCTTGTGCTTGCTGCTGGAAGTTCTGGATCGCTCGCGCTGGGTCTTCTCCCAGGTGCGAATCGACGCTTGCCAATCCTTCATGCTGTTTCTTCCGACTTTCCATCCGTTCGCCTCGTAGTGATCCATGAATTGCTGCGGGTCGATTCCGTTGTTGCGGTCCGTGCAGTAGTCAGCGACTTGCTGCAACGTTGGTCTCTGAAATTTCTTTGTAGATTCCGTAGGAATCTTTTTCTTTACATTGGTTATGGTTCTGGTTCTGGTTGGTTGCTCATCCGTTGAACGTTTGTTCAACCGACGTTCACCAGATATTTTTCCGGCCTTCGATGCTTGTAAGCGCTTGTTTTGAAAGCGTTTGATTTCATCGTCTGCTCGTGCGTTTGTCCAGCCTAAGTCCTCATCATAGTCAAAAAACTCACGCAGAATTGTGTCAACAACGTCAACGTGTTCGCGCATGTTGATCAATCGTGCGATGTCTGTTGAACGTCCGTTCAACGGCTGTTCGTGCAAGTAATACTGGTCCAAAAGACGACGATAAATGATGTCTTCTTCGAAGGTCAGATGCTTGGTATGACTGATGTAGTCACCGACGTGAAAAGGGTAGTAGTTCATCTTCATCCCCGGTCTTCGATTGGGTACAAATCGTGACGCAGATCGTGCCTGGTAACTTGACCGGCGGTCAGTTTTTCCAGGGGCAGAACGTGATGTGCTGCGATCGGTTTGATGTTGTAAGCCCAGATCTTGACCAGGGAAGGATGAACCGAAAGCTGGCCAGCCAGGTCGCGCCAAAGCTGGTCCAGGGATGGTGTCTCGCCAGCTGCTTTCTGCTGCCGGCCGTATTCGATCAACGTCATTCTGGTCTCCGTTCTTTTCGTGAGTTGATCCTCGAAGGTTATCCTTTTTGGCCTGGCCTGGTCAACTAACTTTTTTATCCTTTTTTCATCTTTGGGTGTTGACAGGATAATTCAGTTATCCTATGCTTCAAGTGTCCCTGCTGTTGGGGGCGCCAAAAAGGAGACCGACATGACCAAAGACGAAGCCAACAAATTCATTCAAAGCCTGCCTTACGAGGCAGTTCTGATCTACGACGCGCTTTGGATCGGACCAGACTTGCTCGCTGTGACTGACAAGCTCGACAAGCTGGCCCAGGACGCGGCCGCTGCTTCCGAAGCCATTAAGCAGCTCAAGATCTACAAGCCAGCAGCATAAGGAGACCATTATGGAAAACTATGAGTTCATCGCAGGCCCTATCACTTTCGTCGCCAAGGCTGGCTCGCCTGACCTAGCTTTGCAGAAGGCAATGGACAACCCCCTGGTGAAGGCTGAGATCAATGCGGCATTTCCCGGATGCTGGTTCCCGACGCCCAAGGTCAACACCTTCAAGTGGGTCGAAGGCGACTATTTCAACTAGGAGATCGACATGCAGCAATTCTCACTTTTTGCTCCTGGCCCGAAAGGTCCTGACGTGGCTGCGATCAAAACCTGGATCGACGAAAACCCTAGTCAGTTCACGAATTACTGGAAAGCCTATCCAGCTGAAGACATGTTCGGACTCGACACCCGGATCATCGGATGCCTCGGCACCTTCGATCCTGGCAAGGACTGGGACGCACTTTCGAATTATTACGACAACCTCAACATTTAGGAGACCATCATGGGACTAATCGTTTCAGTTCTTCGCGATTCTGATCTTGGCGACTGCACTGCCGGCGGCATCAGTTCCAAGTTCAACAAGCTGACTGTGATCAACGTGCCTGGTCCGTTCGATCCGACGCCAGACGCGCCAGCCGCGGTGCTGGAAAATGGACCACTGGGCAGCATGAAGATCGTGCCGGTTTTCAAACCGGAAGGCACGATCGGCCCGATGTTCGGCGGCAATTACGCGGCCAGCAGCGACAGTCGGTTTCGTAAGGCAGCTGGTTTCTACGGCGCGGTCGCGATTCACGACCGTTTCGAAAGCCAGGAAATGTATGAATTATTGAGCTACTAAGGAGACCGACATGATTGGACAGAAGATCATTGGAAACTGGGGCGCGATGTTGCCCTGGAGCTACGGCACCGTGGTCAGCTACGACCAGAAGACTCTGGAGTTTGTTGTGGCCTGGGACGAAAGCGATGACGACGCTCCGGTGAAAGGCTATTACAAGGTGGGCGACCTGATGTTCGGGACGCCTGGAAAGATTGGAATTTATTTTGCAGAGAATTGTTGACAGGGTAATTCTGTTAGCCGATACTCTGATTACCTGCTCGGCGTTTGGCCGGGCAATCAACCTGGGAGACCAACCATGAAAATTGACAATATCAACTCTACTGCCGTCACCACCAAGCGTGATCTGTACGGCAAAATCAGCGCAGTCAACTACTTCAAATTGTTTGACAACGTTCCAGGTGACGACAAAGTGCTCGTCATCGATACCATGAAGTCTTACAAGGACATCATCACGATTGCCCAGGTCGTCTATCCGACTGACTATGGCGTGACGTTCACGGTGTATCAGGACTACTTCAAGACCGTAATGAAAAATCCAGGCAGGGCGACTGCGAAGGCGATCGCTGCCCAGCAGGCCTCTGCCCTGGACATGTTGAAGCTGATCAAGAATGACGCGATGTCGTTCTACTTGGCGAAAGACGTTGACGCTGCGTAATGATGAAGGCCCGGTTCGCCGGGCCGTTTTCAAAGGAGACCAAAATGTTAAAAGATCTATTCGACTTGACTGTCTATGTCCTGGCTGGTGCGCTAGTTCTAAGTGCGCCTTTCCTGGGGGCGATGCTATGAATCGTGAGGAATGGCTAGAAGCCCGCCGCCGTGGTATCGGCGGCTCTGACGCTGGCGCCCTGTTGGGCGTCAATAAATATCGGACCCCGCTCGACGTGTACCTGGACAAGACTGGCCAGGCACCGGAGAGTGAGGACACCGATGCGATGTACTGGGGCCGCGCCCTGGAAGACATCGTCGCCTATGAGTACGCAAAGCAGACTGGCAAAAAGGTCCGCCGCAACAATTCGATCCTGGTACACCCTGAACACAAGTTCATGCTGGCCAACCTGGACCGCGAGATTGTTGGCGAGCCTGGCATCCTGGAGATTAAGACCGCTGCGCGTGCTGATGATTGGGGCGAACCTGGCACCGACGAGGTGCCGGAATCCTACCTGGCCCAGGTGATGCACTACATGGCTGTGACTGGCGCGCAATATGCTGACGTCGCAGTCCTGATTGCCGGCCGCAAGTTCGGTGTTTATACCGTTCAGCGTGATGACCAGCTGATTGATCACATGATCAACGTCGAGAGCGATTTCTGGAACAACCATGTCTATCGCCTGGTGCCGCCAGATCCGCAAACCATGAACGATCTGAACAACCGCTGGCGCATCGATAACGGCGCAGCTGTCATGGCCAGCGTCGAGCTCGAACAAAAGATCGAGACCTTGCGCGCCTTGCGTGATCAAGAGAAAGAAATCCAGGAGCAAAAGAAAGCCCTGGAGTTTGCCATCAAAGAAGAAATGGCAGACATGTCCGAGATCCTGGACAGCGAAGGCAAACGCCTTGCTACCTGGAAAGCCCGGCAGTCAAAGCGCTTCGATAGCAAGAAGTTCCGCGAAGACCATGCCGACCTTGCCGACCAATACACGGTCGAATCAACCAGCAGATTTTTCCTGCTGAAATAGGAGACTGATATGTCCGAGAAGAAATCCCTACTGGCTACTATGGCCAACAAGTATGAAATGGAACCGGCCGCGTTTGCCAATACGCTCAAGGCAACCGTCATGCCTGGTAACGTCAGCAATGAGCAGTTCGCTGGCTTCCTGATGGTGGCCAAGGAATACGACCTGAATCCGTTGACCAAAGAGATCTACGCTTTCCCAAGCAAGGGCGGAATCCAACCGATTGTGTCGATCGATGGCTGGATGAAGATGATCAACAGTCATCCTGGCTTCGATGGCCTGGAGTTCAGCGACATCCTCGACAATGGCAAGCTGGTCGCAATCACCGCACGCATGTACCGCAAGGACCGCGCGCACCCGGTTGAGGTGACTGAATATATGTCTGAGTGCCGTCGCGAGACGCCGACCTGGAAGCAATGGCCGGCACGCATGCTGCGCCACAAGGCTGCGATCCAGGCTGCGCGTTATGCCTTCGGATTCTCAGGCATCTACGATCCAGACGAAGCTGCCCGCATGCAGCAAGGATCGGTCAAAGCAGAGATCGTGCAAGACCAGGGCAAGGGCGTCGCTGGCATGAAGGCCCGCCTGGTGCAGCAGGAAGAAGAAGTGATCGATGTTGAGACTGGCGAGATCATGCAGGAGGTCGAGAATGCCGAAGTCGAGCAATGACCGCGTGCTATCCGAGCTCAAGCGAAACAAGAACAAGGGAATCACGCATTGGGATTTCCCATCCGGATTTGCATTACGCTCCAGGATTGCGGACCTGCGTAGCCGTGGCTACCAGATTCTGACGAACCTGGAACGTAATGCAGACAACAAGGGCAACCATGCCCGCTACTTTTTAATGAAGGAAATCTGATGGCATCACAAGTAATTTATGACCTGTCCGCAAAAGTCGGGACCTATATGAAGGATGGAGTAGAAAAGCCACGCTGGGCTCCAGTCGGCAAGATCATGCGAAACGATGAAGGCAAAGTCTTCATGCTGATGAACAAGTATTTCAGTCCAGCTGGCGTCCCTGATCCGGAACAACGTGACAGCATCCTAGTTTCAATGTTCGAAGCTGGTGGTGAACAGCAGTCTGCTCCGCCGCCGCGCCAGGACGCACACAATCGCGCCAAGGCAAACGGCTATGCGCCGCAGCCAAAGGACAATTTTCAAGAAGACGACATTCCATTCTAAGGATCGACATGAGCAACGTATTCGACTTTCCAAGTAGGGACATGAGCCCAACGTTTGCAGATCCAGAAAGCGTGCTCCGGAGAGATCCAGACGCGCTGACCCTGGACGACAAGATGGATGTTTTCCTACGTCGATTGCGAGAGAAGCCGGATTCGAGCTTGGCATTCGATTACCAGGACGCGATCTTTTCTTCGATCAGTGCTGACGCCTGGCCGAGTGAGATCAATTACCCACTGATGGCGGAGCGACTAGCGACGCATATTTTCAACAACGACGCGAAAGCCCTGGGCGAGCTGCTAATCAAATACGGTCGCTCCTGGCTTATCGACGTACTGGAGGATGAAATTGGCTGACGTACTTTCTAGGAAAGAAATTCAAAAGATCATGGATGATCGTGGCATCACGCATATTTCTGCAGATACGGTCCGCTGCCGCCTGGTACGCGGTCGTAATTTGGAAGAAGCACTGATGTCACCAGTCCTAACCCCAAAGCAGGCTGGCCGTGTAGGCGGACAGTCTTCATCCTGGCGGAAAAGGTACAAATGATGGATAGATTTGTTTGGTATCTGATGGGATTCTCTGGTCTTGGTATGTGGCTAATGGTCGCATACGCCATGTATGAGACATTTTCACAAGGAACATTATTATGAAAAAAACATTTGCGCAGAAAGCGCGCGAAGCAGGAGTAAAAGAAGGGACTGCTTATGCGCGTCGAGCGAAGGGATGGACCGATGCCCAGGCGCTAGGCAAGGCACCGCCTCCAAAAAAGAAAAAGAACGAAACCACAAAGGTCGTCATTCCTGACAACACCGAACGCCTGGCGCAGTCTTACGATAGCCTGGTCAAAGACGATAACCGCAGCGGTGCTGCTGCGGCCATCATCCTGACCCTGGCAATCCTGCTGGTGATTGGATTGTTTATTCTGGAAGCCTAGTCTTCAACAAGTAAGCCGTTCAGGAAAACGGCAAGCTCATTTTCCCCGGAAGACGACTTTGCTTCGATGGTAAAGTCTGTCTTTTCGGGGACCCTAAACGGTATTTGCATGTTGTAGCTCAGCTGCGACGTCACAAAGCTGCTTTGAAAAAAGACATACGTCGCACCATTGCCAATCATCTTAGCGCGCGCGGTCATATATTTATTCGAGTTAATTGTGCCGGACGTGAAATCAACCTGGGTCACATACAAAGAAACGCCTGCCTGGGTGGTATAGACCAAAGATTGGTGCATTCCAAGGCCAGCCGCAATATAGGCATGGGTCGTGCCCCCATTGCTGATCGTGATATCCCCGACGTTGGATCCAGACAAAATCCTGGCGTCGTTGATCCGAAAAAATTGAGTGCTGGTCGTGACTGGCGTTAGTCCGGTAAGCGTTACAGTTTCGGTGATCGGCGCATAGTCCGCGTCTAATCCTTCCAGGTACACATCCATCGTGTCTGATGCGCTGCTGCTCACCAAGCTCATGGTCAGCGCGCTACCAGGAAACGCGTAGATTCCGCCGCCATCCCTGAAAATTGTTTCGTAGGTAGTCCCGATTGTCGTGTTGAAGCCGGAAATGCTGATTGCATTGGCATCCGGGCGCAGATTCCTGGATACGTCCAGGTAACTGCTGCGCGGGCATGAATAGCTGTTCTTGCTGGGAATTTTGTTGAAATATTGGACTGGCATGTCTTACCTCTTTTTTTTGCGTGATTTGCGCGCGATGTCCAGGGCAATCGCTACCGCCTGTTTTTGTGATTTACCTGCAGCCATTTCAGTCTTGATGTTCTGCGAAATCGTCTTGCTGCTGAATCCCTTTTTTAGTGGCATGTTCTACTCCTTGATGCAGATAACGTCCGGGTCTAAACATTGGCGGACAGTCAGAGATCCAAACAATCTTAGCTCGTCCTTGGTCATGGTCAGGCGACGCAAGTCCGCGCAACCAGTTGACGCCAAGACCAAAATTGCGACAAGCGCCCAAGTCGTCGATGTCCTCACCACTTCACCTTGTTGGCCCAATAGGCTGCGGACATCTTACCCCTGGCGATGTTCTTCGCGTGCCTGGCTTTGAAGGATTTGCGGCGCGCTTTCTGCTTGTCAGTCTTTGGATTCTTGCCGGCCCCGCTGACACCCTGCTGCCCGAAGCGAATCGTCTTCACCTGGTCGCCAGACTTCGCCACAACAACGTGCGACTTGGTCGGGTGATTCGGCGTGCGCTTTGGCTTGTTGTAGCCAGAGACGCCGATGCGGTCCAGGAGCGATGTTTTTTTAGCAGGCATCAGCTCTTGCCAAGGTAGAAACTACCAGCAGCCAGGATTGAAATCTTGAGCCATTCGAAATGTACAATGGCATTCTCTAGTCGGACAAACTCAGTAACAGTCTTGGTCGTGTCGATCAGGCCAAGGAAGTTGAAGCCAGTCTGCTGCTCAACTGGAACCACAATGTCTAGTCCAGTCAGGCCACCCATCATGGCCCAAGCACCCAAGCCAATCATGGACAGCACAAAGATACGGCGGGTCATCTTGGCAAAAGGATCATTGCCTACTCGTGCTGCTGCTGCATCTGCTGCTTTGGTGGCCCTGTTAGAGGCAGCATCAGCTTCCTCAGTCTTAGCCTTCATCATGCCCATCATCATTTCATTCTGCTTGGCTTTCGCTTCTTGGGCTTTGTCAATCATCTTGAACACGCCACCCATTGCAGCACCACCAGCCATCGTTAGTAGTTCTACAGGAATCATTTGTCGTCCTCCTTCTTGGACTTACCTTT